ATCTTTTAATGGATTGTTATTTATCGGTTGCTTTGCCTAATATATGGTCGCCAATAATGCCACCACAACAAATAACAGAAGCCACTACATCTCAAGGTTTAGGAAATATTGAACAATGGGCTCCATATGAATTCAAATGGATTGAAAATATTGGTGCTAAAATGATCTCAAAAATTAGCATGACTTGTGGAAACTATACATTGCAAGAATATTCAGGAGATTATTTGTTAGCAGCAGTTCAACGCGATTTTACTGGTCAAAAGAGAGATTTATTTAATAGAATGACAGGACAAGTACCTGAATTAACTGATCCGGCAAATGCTAATTCAAGAGTTAATTCATATCCAAATGCTTATTATACAGGTGATTTGGCTGGACCTGAACCATCTATAAGAGGTCGCGTTTTATACATACCTTTAAACAATTGGTTTGGACTTAAATCGCAAATGGCTTTTCCATTAACATCATTACAATACAATGAATTACATATAAATGTTACATTTAGACCAATTAATCAATTATGCATTATACGTGATGTATTTGATGCGACAAATAATTATCCATATATTGCTCCAAATTTTAATACATGGTATATGCAATTTTATCGTTTTTTACAACCTCCGCCAGATATTTGTGTTTCAATAGATTCATTTGTAGATCAAAGAACAATATGGAATTCTGATATACACTTAAATTGTACTTATTGTTTTTTATCAAATGAAGAAGAAAGACTATTTGCATTGCAAGAACAAAAATATATAATTAAACAAGTGTATGAGCGTAAATTTCCAAATGTAACAGGACCAAATAAAGTAGAATTAGCCTCATTAGGAATGGTTTCAAATTGGATGTTTTATTTCCAAAGAAGTGATGTTAATTTAAGAAATGAATGGTCTAATTATACTAATTGGCCTTATAATTATATGCCTTTAAATGTCGTACAAGCTCCTACTGGTGGTTCATATACGGTTTACAGAACAATTAATGGTGTTTTAACCCCTGTTAGTATTGGACCTGGAGTTAATCCTGATGGAACATTAACTGGGTTGGTAATAAATCAAACATATAATCCGGAAAATGATAAAATGATTTTGGTTGCTCTTGGAATATTATTAGATGGTTCTTATAGAGAAAATATCCAGCCATCTGGGGTTTATGATTATATTGAAAAATATATCAGAACAACTGGAAATGCTCCTCCTGGTTTGTATTGTTACAATTATAGTGTTAATTCCAATAATTCAGATTTACAACCATCTGGTGCAATAAATATGAGTAGATTCAATCAAATAGAATTAGAGTTTACTACTATTATTCCACCATTAGACCCGTTAGCTCAAAGTTTAACTATTTGTAATCCTGAAACTAGAACTATAATAGGTATAAATAAACCTACTTGGCGTATTTATGATTACAATTTTGATTTGTATTTATTTGAAGAAAGAATAAATGTTGTTAACTTTATTGGCGGTAATGTTGGGCTTATGTATGCTACCTAAAAATAAACTAAATAAAAATATTTATATTTATATATATATGAAAAATAAATATAAAACACGGAAATTAAGAAAACAAAGTCATATTAAACAAAGAGGAAGAGGTATTATAGATGGTATTAAAGGTAAGGCAAAAATTAAAGATATGGAAATACCATATATTAAGAAGTGTCCAGATGGATTTGTTATGTGTGACCAAGATGAAGTAAATTCCAGTCTATGTGTTCCTAGGGGACAAGAGAGTTTATGCAGTGACCCAAATTATACATTTAGATACAATCCTCCTGACCCTGAAAATGATAAAAATGGACTAATACCATCTAATAGATTAACCAGAGAAAAAGATGGTAAAGGGCCTATACACGATCCCAGTAGACGAGTAAATGTGTTTGATATTGAATATATTGGTTCGCAAGAGAATTTAGATGATCCAGCTAATAATCCATATAATATACTGCAAGAAGATGTGATGATTAATGAAGAAACAGGTCGTTTAAAAAGTTATACTCCTGAATTTCATCCTACATCTTGTGCTATACAACAAAAAGCTGAAGCAACCATTGACAAAACATATATGGAAGGCAATATGTATAAAAGACGTATAACCGATACTGAAATGACACTACAGTTTGTCCCAATTCCATCTACTTTTAAAATAACGACACAAAATGCTCTAGGACTATATAGAGGAAAATATAGAGAACCATCAGAATCTGGCTCAGCAAATGAGGCAACATATGATTTAATGGTGTTAAGAACGGCATTATTTAGAAAATTTTTGAAAGATAATAATCCTGATTTTGTATGTTTCCAAGAATCAACCCCAACATTTATAGATTTACTTGACAAAGATTTTGTTTCTGAAAATTATCCATATATTTATCCAACTGAAGAAGAAATGTTTATTCAAGAATCAAATGGGGCTAATGCTACAGTGTCAATGTTATCAAAATATCCTGCCAAAAAAGCAAAAACATATATGCTTCAAGGAAATTCTAGTTATTATAATGCATTGGGTATATATGAATTTGATAATTTGGTAATTATTAATGTTTATATGCAAGCGGGTTCAGAAATATCACCAGGTCAAAAATATAAATGGGAAAATTATGCTAGATGTCGAAGACAACAATTAATGTTTATAAAACAACAAATAGATAACATTAGAGCAACATCTGCCTCAAAAGCTATAGTTGTTTTGGGTGATTTTAATTTTGAATTAAACTCTATAAGATATAAAGGCGAACCAGACCAAAATCTTATACGCGATGATAATGGTCATTTAATATATGACCCTTCCATTTCAGATATGAAATGGGCAGAACATAAATTTTTAGTTGGAGAAAAAGGTTTGAATCTAAACGATTCATACAAAGAATTGCATTTAAATGATAGTTCAGAAGCCGATAGAGAAGGTTATACAGAGTACACAGACGTAAATACACTTCGATTTCTAGGTAAATTAGAAGAGAAGAAATTACGTTATGATGGTATATATTTTAACAACGATTTAATACCAATTTCCAGTGTAGTAGTTAATAATATACCTACTATTTTAGATTCAGACCCAGATACAATAAATTTATTTGAATCAAATGGAGTAATGGAATATAGGGATAATATTCAAAAATATAATACAGAATATGAAAACCATAATATATTTAATCCTAAGGGAAATGTGAATGCTATTGAAAAAAAGAATAATTTTTTGTCTACATATAAGACGAAAAAGGGTAATAGTTTAAGCATTGAAAATGGTTATGAATTATTTGTATCCGATCATTTTGGTGTTATGACTGAATTCAAATTTAAGGGAAGTTCTGGAGGAAAACGAAGACGTTATACTCGTCGTGTTAGAAAAAATCGTAGAAGATCATCTAAAAAAAGATAACATAAATTTTAAATAAATTATTTATTGAATGACAGAATAAATTATTTATTACATATGAATAGGTAGAAATTGTTTCAAGTTCAGGGCTTTAAAGAATAGTTCAGGGCTTTAAAGAAGAGTTTGATGCTGGAGGAGTAGTTTGATAGAACATGCCAGTTGCAGTTCTAGTAGTTGGATATCTTTGTTCATAATACCATAATTTATTGTCATCTGGAATATCCTCTGAATCCGAAACTCCTATATTATATTTACTATTCTCTACTTGTTCTTTATTATATAGTTTTAACCCTTCATTAAATGCCTTTTCCCATCTATCTACACCTTTATAAGGTTGTATTAATTCGGCATTTGTTGATCCCGGATATGCTTCTTCAAAATTACGTCGATGATTGTTGTAACCAGTTGTTAAAGGACTATATTGCAATTGATTTTGTCCTAATTTACCTCCATCATCATATGGATCTATATCTTTTATTATACATTCATTTTTTGGTAAAGGACCTGGATTACATCCTTGACAATCTACATCCGAAGTACATTGTTCTCTAGTTATGGCACATTGAGATTTAGGACCACAGAAATTCTTACAACTAACAGGATCATTTATTGGTAAATTTACAGTATGACTATATAAAGGAGAATTAACATCATTGTAATTTATTGTTGCATTTGTTGGATAAGGAATTATCATTTGTGAATATTTTTCAAAATCGGTTAGACCTTCTTTTAAGCATAACTTCTTATTAATTATTGTCTTGCCCCATTTTATTGTTGCCCAAAATAATAATAAACTAACAAAAGTGTACAATATTGTATATTTATAATTTAAAGCCATATATTATATACTTTTAAAAAAAAGTATAGCAAACATTAATATATATACTTTTAAAAAAAGTATAAGATATTTTAATTCACTATTTGTTCGAGAATTTAATATATATTTATTATAACTAATGTCAACAGAAAATACAAATGTAATTAATGATAAAAAATCAGGAGACAAAACCAAAGATCAATTTAAGACTTTTATAAGCAAATTTTTGTCTAGTATTATACTTAGTATAGGAGTAACTATCTTTATTGTTGGTGGTCTTGGATTATATACAACAAAAGTAGTACAAGCTAATCTTTTACCTGATGATATTGAATTAGCACCATTTACCGTATTTGATCGGGTTGTAAAAGATATACCAATTGATATAAATATTATGAGACCATCTTTTTTTTCTGAAAACAAAGAAACTATTTCACAAAAGGCTATATTCGAAACAAAAGCATATCTCGATAGTTTTAGCAATGGTTTTCTATGTAGTCTTAAAGAAAACGCCGATGTAAATTCCGGCTTGTTTGCAAATATTCCATTATTTTTTTCAATGGTATATGATGAGATAGTTGCTAAAAATTTTTATTTTATGAATAAGGTGTTTCTTTATTTTAGCTATTTACCTGAGTCAATTATTATGCTTTTATATGGCATATTTGGTATCTTTATTTGGATTATATTGTATTTTTGGAATGTAGCAATTAGTATTTTTTATCATTTTATTAATATACCTAACTTTTTCAGAGATTCTGAAAATGGTAAATGGGAATCTCAAGACAATATCTCTTTTTTACGCTTTACTAAATTTATATTATTCTTTTTTATAGGAATTCCAATTAGCTTTATGTCTTCATTTATAGCACCGATTATATTTACAATATATGCATTAATTGCACCGTTATATGCCACATATAAACTGCAAAAAACTAACAAATCATGTAATGTTACTGACTTTATTAAAGATACATTTAGTTATAAAAAATTTTATTTCTTTGTCCTTGTCACATTTAGTTTAATATATAATGGGGCAACTTATTTGTCTCCTTATTCATTAGCAGGAATTGCTATTGCAATTGTTTTTGCATATGTAATGGGATTATATACTAACAAAATGCCCCAAGAAGGAGTTGACGGATTTACTGTTAAGATTAGACAAATTGTTAAACAAGCGTCTGTAGAGCCAATTAATGTATCTAACCCAAAATTAGTCGAAATTTGCAAACAAATACCAATAGCAGATGCATCATTAGAAAATAAAATTAAAAAAGGTTCTTTTAGACCTAAAACAGTTTTAAATGGCGGAGATGATAATAATGCAGTAAATGATAATAATAATACTAATTCAAATAATGATATTGAAATGAATGAATTGTCAAATGGTAATGGAACTGATAATAATGATGTTGAAGTAAATGAATTGTCAAATGGTAATAATAATGGAACTAATACTAATGGAACTAATAAAAACACATTTACATCATCTTCTATACATTCTTTAACTAACAAAGAAGCATTAGAAACTAGATTAGAACAATTGATGCAACAATTAGATACAAATCCCCGTTCTCAAAATGAAATAACAAATGAAATAGATGAAATTAAACAACAACTTAAATCCTTTGGACAACAAGGAGGTAGAAAAAAGGCATCAACAAAACATACTAAAAAGTATAATATTAGATTAGTTTAATTTATTTTGTTAGTTTGATGTAAAATATATACGTATTTTAAAAACTTAAATATAAACACACCTTTATATTTAAATAATGGGGAAAAATGCAATGGGAAAAAATGCAATGGGAAAAAATGCAATTGGAAAAAATAAGAAAAAACAACATCTAACACCATTTGTTAGTTTATGTACTCCAACATTCAATAGACGACCATTTATTCATTATATGATAAAATGTTTTGAACAGCAATTGTATCCAAAAGACAGAATTGAATGGATTATTATTGATGATGGAACTGATCCTATTGGTGATTTAGTAACTCACATTCCTCAAGTGAAATATTTTTATTATGAGGAAAAAATGCTTTTGGGTAAAAAACGCAATCTTATGCATAGCAAATGTTCTGGAGACATTATTATTTACATGGACGATGATGATTATTATCCACCTGAAAGAATATCTCATGCAGTTGAAATGTTGCAACAAAATCCACAATTTTTATTAGCTGGTTCATCAGAAATGCACATTTATTTTGAATCTAGAAATGCTATATATCAATGTGGACCATATAAAGAATATCATGCCACTGCCGCCACATTTGCATTTAAAAAAGAATTACTAAACCAAACAAAATACGACGACGAAAAAGCGTTAGCTGAAGAACAACAATTTACAAAAAAATATACTATTCCTATGATTCAATTAGATACACTTAAAACAATATTGGTTTTTTCACACAAACATAATTCATTGAACAAAGAGAAGCTGTTAGAAACTCCTGAACTAACAAAAACAATACCGTCTCTCTATACAGTCGATGATTTTATAAAAGATCCTATTCTCAAACAATTTTATAAAAATGATATGAATTCTCTTTTAGAAAATTATGAACCTGGTAGACCAGAAAATAAACCTAAAATATTAGAACAAATAAAACAAATGGAAGATGATAGAAATAAAAGACAAGCAAATAATGCTAAAATGATTGAAGACCAGCAAAAAATAATGGCTGCTTATTTTCATTCTGATTCCAATAGGGAAAGCATGCGTAATGAATATGAGAAGAAATTATCAGATAAAAATATAATTATACATGAGCTTCTAAAAAAAGTGAAAGAACTAACAATTGAATTAGATGGATATAAGAAGAAATAAACTTTAATAAATGACTTTTAATAAATAATATATCAACAATTATGTAATTATTAGTATATTACAAGAACTACTCTATTAGCTCACAATCATCGTCAATTATATCTTCTGTTTCTGCTGCATTTTCCTTCGTATATTTATCCAAATATCTATATATACGATTTATATCTAGTTTTGAAATATCATAATTTTCAAATAACACTGCTATTTCATTGTCAGTATATTTATTTTTCAAATCTAAAAAGAAAGCAAACATATCATTTTTATCCATAGACAACTCTTGACACAAATTCTGGATAAAGATTGAATTATTATATTCTGTTGAATATTTTGTTAGTACCTTTGTAAAACGAACCTCTGCTGGATTAAACTTTTGTTTCTTCTTTGTCGAAAATGCATCATGATATAACTTATTATTTTTAAATGTTTTTATCAATGAACTCATCTCATTGAATTGCCATATTTGCTTCTGAAATGTTATTCTATCTATATAATCAGCAAAACACATATTATCTAAAATTTTTAGATAAACAGGAATTGCTTCCTCTTTTTTAGTTTTACCTAATACATCTATTATATTTTCATGCCATAATAAGCCAACAATTGTTCTATCCGTTTCATTCATTATTGTTAAATGATCTTCAATGGAATAATTAGTATTAATCAACTTTTTTGTAATTTTTCTCGTATCATCATTATATGATTTCATCAAAAATATATTCTGGATTATATTATTATTTAATATATCCTGTTTATTTTTATGTAATTCGTAAATTGTAGTTAATTTTCTCAAATCACCTTGAATAAAATTTATTACGTTTGCTTTTATATTCTCATCTAAACTAGGCATTATATTTTCTATAATAGTCAACATTTGTGGCTTTGTT